CGTTGTTGGGATTGGTCTTCGTGTTGAGGAAAGCCCCAACCCGAGCAGCACCCTGCGGACCCGTAGAAAAAATCGAGTTCGCACCCTTTGCGCCGGTCGTAATCATTCCGGAGCTAGGGGCATCTTTAGAGTCAAGTTTGCCAGATTCTACTTTATTAGACATTTTGCTTCTCCTTACGCGGTGCGGCTAGCAATCGGAGTAAACCGCTCGCTATCCTGAAGAGTGTATTCCACTACGCCTTTGATGACCTGAGCGTTTGCAAAAGCAGAACTGGACCCGCCGTCAAAAAGAATCCGCAGCACAGCATCTCCCTTGGAGTATACAGAAGTCACCGTGTCGTCGTCGTCAACATGAAGAGGGTTCAAGGCAGCAGTATTCAATGAGGTGGCTGCAACAACGTCTGCGGTAGTACCGTCATCATATAGAAACTGGATGGCCGCAGTAGTAGACGTAGGATTTGTAGTAGGTTTAGGAATCTCAAACGTACACCGAATAATTTCGGCTCCAGCTGGAATCTTCATAAGCTCCAAGCTGTCGTCAGCTTCGGGAGAAATAAGCCCCCCAGTAGCGACAGTGTAGGAAAGACCCTTAGCCACAATACCCGTGGGTTGCACGTTTGCGGGCGCAGGCTTTTTTGCATCGTTTGTTTTATAAACAGTTGCCATTGTTCAACCCTCCTTATCCAATCGTGTTAGCATCGCCGGTCGAAATGCTCGACAGGGCAATGGTTCCAAAGTCTTTGCCGTCGAAGACCGACTTCTTGCAACCGTAAACCAGAGCCGCCGAAACGCCCAGCTGGTTCTCGTAGTCGTTAAGAACTTCAGTCCACTTGAACTTGACGTTGCTGCCGCTCAAACCGTAGGAACGACCGAAAGCAATGCAACCCGACTGAGCGCCCAAGAAAATTCCTCGGGTGATGTTCTCAAAGTTCGTGAGCTTTGTTCCCTTATTTACTTCAGCAGCAGTGTTGACAGTGGGAAGTCCCAACGTAGTTCCCAACGAAGTCTTGTTGTCTGCACCAATCCGAGGAATACGAGCGTCCTCGTGAATGATCACTCCGTTATACATACCAACCGCGCCGGTAAAGATCGGGTTGTTGGTAATCTGTCCGCCCATCATGGCCGACTTCTGGATATCCATCCACTGGCCATTGTTGACGTTACGGCGCAGGTCCAAAACCTGATACGGGTGAAGGATTGCAACGTAGCACTCCATGCCGTTCAGCTTGATCGGGCGGATCGGTGTCTTCAAGGTGCGAGCCTTGACAACCGCCGCGTCCAGCATGGACAGCTTGAAGTAGCCACTTTCGTATTCCGGCTTTGTGTCCGCCTGCTTATAATGAGTAACAGCAAGAGCAGCTTCCCAATTAAACCAGTCGGTCAAGGCAGAGCCGGTCAGGGAAGCAGCCGTGCCAACCGCAATCGGAAGAACTCCGCGAGTCTCCACGCTGGGAACAGTAGTAGAACCAGCGCCAGCTCCCGTCTGCCCAGCCGGAACATAGATCTTTTCGATCGAGTTCAGGCCGGTGATGGCCGCGTTTGCAACCGTAAGATCGGTGCGATCTTCGGAATACTGGTTGCCCGACAGCTGGTTGATGTAGCTGCTGTCGAGGCGGTCAGCCCACCAATCGACAAGGCCGCTCTGCGCCTCAGCGCGAATGTCAAAGTTGACACGCTGCTGCGACATATTGCCAACCACTTTCACCGCGTGGCGAAGCTGGTCGATGTAAATCTTGTCGGTGAAAGTCGTCAGGGCTTCCTCGTTACCCTCAAGGGTCGAGTCGCCGATAGTGCCGTCACCACCAAGCTGCATACGAAGGCCGTAAGTGAGCTTGTCACCCGTGCCTTTGGAAAGATCGTCTTTTACCTGAATCGCGCTGTTGTTGTCCGTGCCAATAAACTTGTCGAGAATCGTAGACTTGAGAGATTCCACGAAGAGCTTTTTAGCCCAAACCTTAACCGCGAGTGCATCGTTGACGCCATAGGTATATTGCTGATTGCCAGAATCAGTAGCCATGATGTCTCCTCTCTAAATTGTTAAAGGTTAGAAGTTAAAAGTTTCGTGGTCGTGGACCGACACATGGACTCTCAGCTGTCCGGACTACATCGTATTACACGCCGATGTCGCGTGAATCAGGTACGGGCAACCTGCGGCCTTGTTAGAACAACGCGCT